ATGTGGCTAGTCGGCGTAAGGCGATGGGAAATCTGTGATGACTTTTATTTTTCATTACAAGGAGAAAGATATGTTATTCCAAAGGGTTTTCAATTCGATGGCGCCTCTGTACCAAAGTTTCTTGCAATGTGGCTTTCTCCTACCGGTGTTCTTCTTATGGGGGGTCTTGTTCACGACTATGGTTATAAATATGGAACTTTAATGAGAGCTGACCGTACTGTCATCGGAGCTCAGACTCAACAATGGATGGATATACTTTTTCGAGACATTTGTATAGAGCAAAATGGATTTAAACTTTTAAACTATCTTGCATACTGGGCACTGAGAGTGGCAGGATTTGTAGCATGGAAAGGGCACAGAAAAAATGACCCAAATTGAACAGAAAGGTATCTGGGCAAAAATAAAACATTGGTGGCTTACTCTGATTCGAGAAGAGTGGGAACTAACAGTCTTCTTTCCCGGAGAAACAAAAGTTTTACCGGATGGAACACGAATAGAGTCAGGAGCCCCAAAAACTTATCGCGCAAAAGAAATAAAGAAAATTAGTACCACTCATATAATTTTTATTGATATACTTGGTGTGAAACATGAAATTAAAGTTGTAAACCCTGTTGGGTATGACTTGAGGAAAATATACTAATGTTAGGATTAATAAAGGCAGCGCCTTTAATTCTTGTAGTAGCAGGAGGAGCTTATGCATACCACACTACTACAGTAAGTAAGGCAGAAGCAAAGATTGCTAGACTTGAGGTTAATATTGTAGTACTTAAAGAAAATGCTGCAAAACTGGACGCGGCATTTGAAAGCGAAAAAGCAGCAAGAGAGCGTTCAGAACAAAACTTACAGATTCAATTACAAGCAGTAAGCGACTTAACTGAAAAGAACACCGAAATGCAAGCAGAGATGGATGACTATCTTTCTATTTTCAAAAGACACAATCTGACTAAGTTAGCACGAGCAAAGCCCGGGCTTGTAGAACCCCGAATAAATAAAGGCACAAAAGATGTTTTTGATGCGATAGAGCAAGACAGTGTAGAGGTGGAAAATGCGGATAGCAACTAGTTTTTTAATGATAGCATTTTTATCTGGCTGTTCTTTTATGAAAAGTGACCCTCTGCCTACCCCCGAGCCCATTATAAAAACAGTTACAGAATATAAAACACTGGAAATCTATCAGCCACAATTACCAAAAAGAATAGATTTGCAGGATGTAGAATTTTTTGTAGTAACAGAAAAAAATCTTGAAGAGCAAATAGCAAGAATTTCAAAAATGCAAGATGGTACTTTTGTAATTTTTGGATTGACTCCTCAAGATTATGAAAACATGGCTTATAATCTTCAAGAACTACGAAGATACATTCGTCAACAAAAAGAGATTATCATTTATTACCGAGATGCAACAAAAGTAGAAGGACCATAATGGCAGTAGAAGTTAGTCGCGTAGATATAATCTCTGAAAAATTAGTCGATTTACAATCTGAGACAAGATTTCTCAAGTTACCAGTAACTCAATATCTTGAGCTACTCGGCGTAAGTCCTCTGCCCTCTCAGATGGCAATTATAAATGCGATCAATAATGATAAATATCGCTTCGTTGTCGCCTCTATTTCTCGGCGTCAAGGAAAAACTTATATTGCGAATATTATTGGACAACTAGTTTCTTTAGTTCCAGGATCAAATATTCTCATAATGTCTCCAAATTATTCCTTGTCTCAGATTTCTTTCGACTTACAAAGACAGTTAATTAAGCACTTCGATTTAGAAGTTGCAAAAGACAACGCAAAAGATAAAGTTATTGAACTTACAAACGGATCTACAATTCGTATGGGTTCAGTAAATCAAGTTGACTCTTGTGTTGGACGCTCCTATGACCTAATTATATTCGACGAAGCAGCACTAGCGGATGGTGAAGATGCCTTTAATGTAGCACTTCGACCGACCTTGGACAAAGACAATTCTAAAGCTATTTTTATCTCAACACCTCGAGGAAAGAACAACTGGTTTGCCAAATTTTATCATAGAGGATTTAGTGACGAGTTTCCCGAATGGGCCTCGGTACGCGCGACTTATAAAGATAATCCTAGAATGTCTGAAACGGATATTGCGGAAGCTAGAAAAAGTATGTCCGAAGCTGAGTTTCGCCAAGAGTATGAAGCCGATTTTAATACCTATGAAGGCCAGATTTGGAGTTTTAATCACGAAGAGTGTGTAGCAAATCTCGAAGAAATAGATACTAAAGGGATGGAAATTATCGGAGGTCTTGACGTAGGGTATCGTGATCCTACAGCATTTTGTGTAATTGCTTATGACTGGAACGAAGAAAAGTATTATGTACTAGATGAGTACATGAATAACGAAAGTACAACAGAACAGCACGCAATTCAAATACAAAGACTAATGAATAAATGGGATATTGATTTTATATTTATTGATTCAGCCGCTCAACAGACACGATATGATTTTGCACAGCAATATGATATAAGTACTAATAACGCAAAGAAGTCTGTTCTTGATGGTATTGCTCATGTTGAAAGAATTGTTGATAATGATAAACTAATTGTTTCACAGGACTGTAAGGAAGTTTTAGCATCTTTAGACCAATACCAGTGGGATCCGAATCCAAACCTAGCAAAAGAAAAGCCAAGGCACAATATGGCGTCTCACATGGCAGATGCTTTGCGATACGCATTATATTCTTTTGAGACTTCTTCAACAAGTTTTTAAGAGACCTTTTCAAAAATAGTATTTGACAATTTATCCTACCCGTTATATAATTCTGGTATAAAAATATGAAAAAAGCCCCGAAAAGAAAAAGTTCTAGGCTAAAAAGAGATCCGGTAAAATATATACGTGATAAGGCAAAATCACTATATAAAAAAGATAATGAATGTTATATTTGTGGTGCTTCAGTTACTTTAGACTTTCACCATTATTATACGTTAACACCTCTATTGGCAAAGTGGTTACGAGAAAAAAGAGATTCCCGACCAGAGCATTATGTAGATGAGTACATTGTAATTTGGCGGGATGAATTTATAGAGGATAATTGGGCAGAATTATACGACCATACCGTAACGTTATGCCATACTCATCACCTTCTACTTCACTCAATATATGGACGAAACCCATCATTAGCAACTGCAGATAAGCAGAAAAATTGGGTAGAGATACAGAGAACTAAACATGGCATGGTATAATTTTGGATTTGGCAATAAGGATACGGAAGAAAAACTAAATCCGATTCAGCCATATTATGAAAAAACTACAGAGCCAAGTAAAGAGTTTACGTATAGCTATGAAAGAGCATACGAAGACTTAGAAGTTGTAAATCGTGGAGTAAATATTCTAGTAGACGACTGTGCAGAAATAGACGCAGTAGTCCATGAGCAATTTTCTAGCCAAGGTGTAATAAAGGGCATCAAAGGTTCTCGCATAACTAAGTTGCTAAATGAAGAGCCTAACCCTTTTCAAGATGTTTCTTCTTTTCGACGAAATCTTTTTACAGATTACATACTAGATGGAAATATTTTTGTTTACTATGATGGGGTACATCTTTATCACTTGCCCGCCAGTAAAATGACTATTCATGCAAGTAAAAAAACTTTCATAGATCACTATAGTTTTGATGGCAACGAACAGAAATTTTCTCCTAGTGAGATTATTCATATAAAAGAAAATTCTTTTTACTCCATCTATCGTGGAGTGTCTAGACTTAAACCTGCACTTCGTACTATGCTTCTTATGAGAAGTATGCGCGATTTTCAAGATAACTTTTTTAAGAACGGTGCAGTCCCGGGACTTGTCATTAAGTCTCCAAATACTTTATCAGAAAAAAATAAAGAAAGAATGATTCAATCCTGGACTGCACGCTATCGTCCAGATGCAGGAGGAAAGCGACCTTTAGTACTCGATGGAGGTATTGAAGTAGACGAGCTTTCAAAAATTAATTTTCGTGAATTGGATTTTCAAGCAGCAATCGCGGAGAATGAAAAAATTATATTAAAAGCGTTGGGAGTTCCCCCTCTTCTAATGGATTCAGGAAACAACGCAAACATTCGACCAAATATGCGAATGTATTATTTAGAAACTATCTTGCCTATCGTTAAAAAGATGAATAAAGCTTACTCACGATTTTTTGGCTTTGATATAGGCGAAGATATTACCGATATTCCTGCCCTACAGCCAGAGCTGAGGGATCAAGCAACTTTTTACACTTCACTTGTAAATGCAGGAATTATAACACCTAACGAAGCTAGAGTTGCTATGAATTTTGATGAACTGCCAGATGCAGATCAAATTCGTGTACCTCAAAATATAGCTGGAAGCGCAGTAGATCCATCACAAGGTGGCAGACCTACTGAAAATGGAGATGATGACTAATGGCTTCAAGAAACAGATTAAGACAAAGTGTTAGCAAAAAACTAGTTGAGCAATTTAAAGATTGGGGGCTGCCGGAAGATATTGACTATAAAAGTTATTGTGGTATTGTTGATAAACCCGTAACCCCAAAAGAAATTCAAAAATCTTTTTATAACTGGAGAACTGCAGTTCATTCGATTAGAATTGTAGATAGTTCAGTATTTGCTCCCAAAGTTAAAGCAGCTCCCAAAAAGGAAGACCCTAAAAAGGAACCTGCTAAGAAAGTAGCGAGTAAGAAAGATGACAAATAAAATCTTTAATTTTACATCTACCTTTAAAGCCCTTCACGAAGATGAGGACGGGGGAGTTCATATCTGTGGTATGGCAAGTACTCATGATGAGGATCGTGCAAATGATGTTATTATGGCAGAAGCTTGGACAAAAGGTGGACTTCGCAATTTTGAAAAGAACCCTATTATTCTTTTTAACCATGATTATAATAAACCTATTGGTCGAGCTACAGGTCTTAAAGTTACCGACAATGGGCTAGAACTCAAAGCAAAAATTTCTAAATCTGCGCCGGATCATGTGGCGCAATTAGTAAAAGAAGGCATTCTTGGAGCTTTTTCTGTTGGTTTCCGAGTCAAGGATGCTGATTACATAACGGAAACTGACGGATTAAAGATTAAGGATGCTGAGTTGTTTGAAGTATCGGTTGTATCGGTACCTTGTAATCAAGCAGCAACTTTTTCTCTGGCGAAGTCATTTAACTCTATGGAAGAGTACAATGAATTCAAGAAAACTTTCACCAATCGTGTAGATCTAGCCGGTCAGTCTCTGGCTAAGGATGAAAATTCATCGGTAGCTAGTGAAACACCGGACGAAGCGGAAATTTCCGTGAAACAGGAGATCAAAATGTCGGAAGAAGTAAAAACTCCCGAAGTCGACTTGGAAGCTTTTGCGAAGAAAGTGGCAGAAGAGACTGCTGCTAAGATTGCAATGAAGCAAGCCGAGCAAAAAGCTGCCGAAGAAAAGGCAGCACAAGAAGCTGCTGAGAAAGCTCAGGCAGAAGCCGAAGCAAAAGCTCAGCAGGAACAAGAAGTACAAACAGCTATTAAGGTTGGTGTCGAGTCAGGCGCTGATCGTTTGATGGCTGATGTTGAAGCCAAGCTATCTGAAAAAGATGCTAACATGGCAGAAGTCATCGCTCAATACAAGCGTGACCTCGAAGAGAAGAGCGAAGAGCTCGAGAAGATGCGTGAGTCTAAGCGTGTATTCGCTGATCGTGCAAATCCTGCCGATCTTGAGAAGCATTCAAAAGAGCTGATGTATGCCCATATGTTGGGTGTATTCACTCAGAAAGGCTGGGACACCAAGTACGGTCGTGCAACTCTTGAAAAAGCTGGTATGGATTACCCCAACTCTGGTAACCCAGGTACTCAGCCCAACATCGCTACTAGCGTACAAACTGCTCTTGAGAAGGAAGTTCAGTTCCAGTATCGTCTGGCACAAGCTTTCCGTGAGTTGAACATGAACTCTCAGTCCATGATTCTTCCTCTGCAGAGTGACACCTCAAAGGCTGTCTTCTCTCAAGGTGGTGAGAATGCTCGTTTCACCGGTTCTAC